AGTTACTATCTTCCCCGATTTTGACGACTTTGACGATTTATTTTCGAGTTTACCGAGGACATCATTCGTCTGTCTAAGAGCTTTTCTCTTTGACTCAAGTTGCTTTTCAATCTTTTTAATTGCTTTTTGTTTTTTGGAAACTGCCCTTTTAGCTGCCTGTTTTGCTTTTTGCTCATGTGAATAAAAATATTTAGACTTACTTCCTTTAGGTCTACCTCCTTTCTTACGAGGTGTACCATCATTCTTTAGTATAAAGCTTCCCTCAGAATCTGTCAAGTAAAGATGTGGATTCTGTTCCCAATCTTTCAAGTCTTTGTTGTCGTGTTCCATACTTTTTATCTATGTGTTTCTTTAAACCTGCTGCTGTAATACCACGTTTAGTTTTAAATTCTATCCAGTCACAAGCATCTCTTAAACTTATAGATTCACTTATTATTAAGTCTTCTACAATTTGTAAAGCCTCTAGTTGTTCTGGAACAGGTTTAAGATAACCTTCTATATCACTAGGCTCATAACCAAAAGGCACTGTAGAAGTTTTTCTTTTTATATATCCTTCTTTCATCTTTGATTATGTGTCCTATGTGAGATTTTATTTTCCCAATCTTCAATAGCTTTTACAATGCTTGCTTCTGCTAAAACACTACAATGTAATTTAATAGGAGGTAGTTCTAAAGCTTTTGCTATATCTTTATCTTTTATTTGTTTAGCCTCTTCAACTGTTTTACCTTTTAGCATTTCCACAAACATAGTGCTTGAAGCTATGGCTGAACCACAACCATATGTTTTAAACTTAACATCTTCTATAATATCTCCATCAAGTTTTAGTTGTAATCTCATTACATCGCCACACGCAGGAGAACCTGTCATACCTGTAGCTACATTAGGATCATTTGGATCAAACCTACCTACTGCATGTTTTTCAGGTTCATTCAGTACGCTTTTAAATCTGTCAACAACTTGTTGTGAATATGCCATTATTTTTTAAATATTCTATCCCAATTATCTTCAAACTCTTTTCTAGACACTGTTTGTTTTCTAAGTCTAGAACCTTTACCAATACGACCACCATTCTTCTTATTTGTCATAAGAACTGGTTTTTCATTACTTCCTAACTGTGGCATACTACCATTTAACTCTGTTAGCCCAATACGCTGCTGACATTTTTCCCTTGGCAATATTTTTTCTGTGTCTAGCTTTAAAAGATTTTCTTTTCATTTTTGTTTTTCTAGACTCACCTGCTTTAGGTTTACCTGCAGTCTTTGCACCTTGTTGTCCAAAACGAATTGTTTTAACTTTGTCTCCTTCTTTTGCTACAACAATATGAGACTTCTTAGGATGATTAGGAGTACGTTTAGGTTTATTATAACCACTAACACCTGCTCTAGCAAGTCTAGGATCACGTTTACTTTTACCACCTTTTTTATATTCTATTCTCATTTTATTGATTATGTTGTCTTAACTGTTGTTGCTTGCGTAACTTAGTTAAGTACTGTTTAGTTTTAACCTTTTGGTTTTGTTGTTTCATAAGGTTAAAATGGTTCTTTAGTAATATTTTTAATATTATGTTTTATATTATTGTAAGTCTCAGGTTTAAATTTCTTTAATCCAACACCAAGAATAACTAATAATACAATTATAAAAACAAATATATCCATATTTTATTTCCTTTTTTTCTTTTTAGTTTTACGATGTAAGCCATGTTGAGCATGTTGTTTGCCTTTTGCAGTGGCTTCTCTTTTCTTTTTATTAGCAGCAGCTAACTTACGTCTGCCGGCTGCAGTTGATTTAAGTTTTCTAATCTTAGCAGCAGGAGCATAAACCTCACCAGTCTCTGAAGACTTCTTTCCACTTGGAGTTCTCCATTTTTGTTTAGTCCATTTTTTTAAAGACTTTTGAGATTTTTTAAGTGCCATTACTTATCCTTATCGCTGTATAAATTATTAAATGTTATATCAGGGTTCATATAACTTTCATGTCCTTCCGCAGAATGCAACCACTGCGAAGGTATAAAGTCTGGCGGTCCTTCACCCGTTGCCCATAATGCAGGGTTAGTAACTCTAACTCTATTATTAGGTAATGCTATTATATTTCCTTTCCAAGGACAATCTTCTGTAATATATAATACGTGAGATTGTTTATGTTGTGCAGGATCATCAGCAATACTATTATCTGTATAGTCTACAGTAAACATATATCTTGCTGTATAAAACTCACTACCTATTTTTGCAATCCAAGGTGATGAACTTGTTCTATCTAAAACAACAACTGAGTGTGTTCTAGATTCACAATCCCAAGGCTGCACCAAATGATTTTCCATTGGTTCTGCCCATTCATCCATCGGTATGTCAGCTACTAAACCTTGTATAGGCATTCTAGCCCACATAGCACCGCCATGAATATTACCTTCTTCCCAATCATCTCTATCCATTTCATTTCCTGTAAATACTACTTGGAAACTTAAAGAACGATCTGGAATTGTGTTTACTGCTATTGCTAAAGCATGTAAAAACTCTCCATGATACTTTAGATGATTATGCGTAAACTCCCTTCTTACCCAACACGGAAAATGTGGGATATTACTCATTAAATAAGACATTACTTATTTCTTTTTGCGACCACCCTTTGCCATGCTTTTCTTTTTCTTAGCTCCATTAGCACCGCCTCTAGCGTAGCTTTTTCTTCCTTTTCTTCCTCCGCCTTTACTCATGCTCTTTCTTTTTTTATGTGTTGGTGTATGTGGCATTATATTTTCCTTACGTTAGTTAATATTAAGTCTTACGACCATGTTGTTTTCTGATAGCCTCTTTACCTTTCTTAGCTATCTGAGCCTGTGTAGCTTTTCCTGCTACTTTAGCACGTTGTTCTAATACTGTCAATATCTGTATCTTACGTGCAAATGGTTTTTTAATTCGTTTTACTTTAGCTACTGTAGCCCTAGCATCTGCAGGGGTTGCAAATTTAATTGATACAGTATCCTTTGGATTCTCGTCTGTATATAATCTTCTACCACTACCCTTGGGTTTTTTACCCGTTCCTTTCTTCGGGTCTTTTTTCTTTCTAGTCATGACTGTAAATTATAAATAATTAGTAATATGAATATTGCTCCGAGTACTGGTGGTAGTGTAGGTAAGAATACCATATACCATAAAGGTTTACTAAGTAGCTTTTTATTTGTATCCTCCACCTTTTGCCTTATATTCTTTTGCAAGCATCTGTGCTTTTCTAGCACTCCATTGTCCGGGTCTACCGCCTTTACTTCCTGCTTTTATTTTTTCAAAAAGTCTTTTACGCATTCCCGGCTTAGTATAGTTACCTGCCTTGTTTACTGTGGACTTCTTTTTCTTTGTTGTTGTTTTTTTTCTTTTTGGCATTATTCCTCTTCTTCATTATGGTCTGCCATGCTATATTGTCGGCTTCCAGTTTCTTCATACTCTATATCCTGTGCTTCTACTTCAATAGGTGCTTTTTCAGGAAGTATAAAGATACCTCCGGCAGCAGTATGAGTTACATCTAATTTATCATTCTTAGTCACACCTACACGATCCAAAATAGTTTGGGCAGCCGTCAGCTTATTGCTGACTTGTGGTATAGGTGCATCACTATTCATGATGTCTACAAGCTTAAAAGCTGCTTGAGGGGCAGAACGAGCTAGTACATCCGAGGCTAATTCAATCACTTCTTGTCTAAGACTTTTTATAACTTGATGATAATTGCCTGAGTATCCTGCAAGCTCGGCTGCTTTCTTAGGATCACCTCCTGTCTGGATCAAATTGTCCAGAAAAGATTGTTGTTTTTCCGTAAGAACTTTATTTTTCTTCTCTGTAGTTTGAGGTAAATAACTCATAATCATAATTATAGGACCATATACAGACTTGTCAAGTCTTCAAAGTTAAAATAATACTTGACAAAATTAATCTACGACTGTACAATATATCTTGTTAAGCCCCCCCGGTAAATACCTACATACCTAGTCCTAGCAAACCCCTGTAAAGTCTTACGAAGTGAGGGGGCGATCAAACTAGTAAACATCCATTTAGGCTAAAAATGTATGTGATTGCTATATATCTAGGGGGGGCCACCCGTGCATCCTGCCCTCCTCCCGTATTAACATACTTGTCAAGATTTGTCAAGACTTTTTTTTTTCTGTATACCACACTTTGCAAGCCTTGTCAAGTTTTTTTTAGTGCGAAGTTGTAGCACACTTTGCAAGACTTGTCAAGCTTTTTATTTACTTTTATTTTTCCTTTAAAACTTGACAATTCTTTAAAGTTTTGTTAAGTGTCTATCTGGTTAACAAGTCTTGACAAGTTTATTAAGTCTATCAAGTTTAATATTTTACTTGTTAGACTTGACAAGACTTTCCCCACCTTCTCCAATAATATCAAGACCTTACAACAACACTTGTTATAACTTGATATAGTTTTTTATGTCTTCTTATATATGTATGCTATGAATATAAAAAACTACTGTATATTTGTACATACCTCTAATTCTTTCATATTTCAATTCTAAGACGTTTTTACGGTTTTCCTTGTCTTACTATTATTTGCTCTTGTTTTGTTTAAAATTCATACTGTACATTTATACAGCTATTTAGTTACATTTTTTTCTTGACTTGTTAAAGTCTTTGTGTTACTTGTCAGAACTTCTTAGAACTTCCCTACACTATAAATCTCAACAAGTCAAGAAATTTATTTAACTTTTTTTGTATTTTTTTTCTTGACTAGGGTTTACTTATTCTTTAAAGTATGTGTCAGTTAGTAAGGCAATCAAGCCATGA